ATGGTGGAAAAGGCTTCCGCCTGTACCGCCGGTGATCTGATCCCGGTGATCAAGGTGCAGCCGGACATGGTGTTCTATACCACCTGCTCCGCCGCCTTCACCGACCGGAAGAAGGGCGACAAGGTGACACTCCACGCCACCAGCGGTATGCAGGTTACTGCCACCACCACCTCCGGTGTGGCCACGGTGGTGGGGATGGACGGCACGGACTCCGGCAGCGGCGTCTATGTCCGTTTTGAATAAGCTGAAAGGAGCATAACACATGGCTAATATCACTTTTTCCGAGGCCAGCGGCCTCAACGGCAGCATTTTCGGCGCTTCCCAGAGTCCGATTCGCCTCTTTATCGAAAAGCGGGGCGAGATGTTCGAGCAGCAGAGCGTGCTGAAGGATCTGTTCCAGATCTCCAACTCCAACCATTACATGGAAAAGCTGACCAGCCTCACTGCCATGGAGGGTTTTCAGGCGGTAGGCGAGAACGGCGCTTATCCCATCGACGGTATGGAGGAGGGCTACGCCAAGACGCTGGAGCATATGACCTGGAAGGACAGCTTCTCCCTCAGCCGTGAGGTGATCGAGGACAGCAAGCTCATTGACCTGCGGCGCAAGCCTGCGGCCTTCGTCACCGCATACTACCGCACCCGCGAGAAGTTCGGCGCAGCCATTTACGGAAACGCCATTCAGGGAAATTCCAGCATGACCTACGGCGGCCGCAGCTTCGATCTGAAAGCCGCTGACGGTCAGAATCTGTTCTACGCCGCACATCCCGCCAAGGTCAGCGGCGGAACCCAGTGCAACCTGTTCTCCGACGCCTTCTCCGATGATGCGCTGGGGATGCTGGAGGTGAAAATGCAGAATTTCAGAGGTGACAACGGCGAAATCCTGGATGTGGCTCCCGATACCATCCTGATTCCCAATGTGCACAGCCTGAAAAAGGCAGTCTTTGCCGCCATCGGTGCGGACAAGGATCCGGACAGCGGCAACAATGGCTTCAACTACCACTTCGGCCGCTGGACCGTCATCTGCTGGAGCTATCTGAACCAGTTCATCGGCACCACCAATACCGCTCCCTGGGTGCTGCTGGACAGCCGCTACAATCAGGAGTACGGCGGCGCCGTGTGGCTGGATCGTGCCAAGCTGGAGGTGCGTTCCAGTCTGGACGAGAACACCGATGCCAATGTGTGGCGCGGCCGTGCCCGGTTCATTGCCGGTTTCCACGACTGGCGTTATGCGGCCTGTGCCGGTATCAGCGGCGCAACCGCGCTGTCCTGAGAAAACGCCGCCCCTCTCCGTTCTTCGGAGAGGGGCGGCAGAAAAGGAGAGAGACGATGACACTGGGAGAAATGCTGACGCTGGCGGATGGAATCGCACCCAACGCATATTCCGGCAGCGTCAAGACCCGCTGGCTCAACGAATGTGAAGGAATGGCCCAGATGGATGCGTTCCTGCTGCCGCCGGAAAAGCTTCGGCAGCACCGCTATCAGGAGACGATCCGGATTTCCGGCGTGTCCTTTCCCAACGGAGCCACCATGGTCTGCCCCGAGGCCCCCGGCTTTCTGGCAGGCGGGACGGTAAAGCTCAGCGGACTTGTGACCTATGACGGGAATGACAGCAGCAGTGCCCGCAGGATCTGTTCGGTCAGTGACGATGGAAAAACGCTGACCTTTTCGGAAGGCAGTTTCAGCGAAACCGGCAGTACCGGGGACAGCGGAGAGGCCGTGATTGCTTATGACGGCACCGGAGCGGCGCTGCTGATCGGCGCACCCCATGACCGGATCTACTGGCTGTATCTGACCGCCATGCTGCACTTTGCAGACGGTGAATTTGACCGGTACCAGAACTGCATGACACTGTTTAACACGGCTTACGGGGAATTTATCAGATGGGCGGCGCGGACTTACGAACCGGCGGCCCGGGAACAGGGAGGTTAACATGGCAATCAAATTTCTGGGTTATGTGGATAAGCCGGAGGAAATGCTGGGCGCAAAGCGGCGCTGTGTGTTCGGCTGCGACAGCTCTTCGGATGTAGCGAGCCTGCCCACCACGGCGGGCATGACGATTCCCGGCGGCACCTCGGCGGTACCGGCTCCGTGGAGCTATGCGCTGGTGAAGGGCGCAGGCGTGTATGTGATGGACAGCACCGGATCGTGGGGGAAGCTGAATGGGTAAGATGGATCTGAACCTGGCGCTGTATGCAGAGTGCGCTGCCGGAGTCAGCCAGCTAAAGGGAAATATTGCGAACAAAGCGGACAAGCCTACCGTCAAATCCACGATGGATTCCGTGGCAGTGGCGAACACAGAATACTACCTTGGTACGCAGACTGCTGTCGCAATCGTGCTTCCCGCTGAAGCAACGCAGGGACAGAAAATCAGTGTGGTTTTCTATTCCGGCGCAGCTGCAGCCACACTGTCCGTAACCGGCACTACCATCGGATCTATCCCCACTCCTGGGGTCAATCAGAGGGTAGAACTTCATCTTTTGTGGGACGGCACTTACTGGGCAATCGTGTCGAACACATTGGCGGTGAGCGCATGAACCGGCGAAGAGCGTTAATCGGTGGGAGCAGGCTGCCAAGCGAGTACCAAGAGGTTGAGTGGATCGGCGCAAGTTCACAGGGGCCTTATCTGCGCATAGGCACGCGTTTTTCATTTAATACAGGTAAGCTTGAGTGCGAAATGCAAGTGCCTACGGCGCCATTTGTATCAAACTCCAAATGGTTTGGCAGCGCAGATAAGACAGGATATAACCTGAAGTTAAATGTTAATGCCATTTTTAACCCGAATCCAACTGGAGCGATGCTTTATTATGGTGCTAATACTTACAATGTGGGTTCCATTAACCCCTTAAAGCTGGGATATGACATTTGGGCAAAACTCACCATAGACCATGCGAGTATCAGGGTAGGCGAGAGAGTAATAAAGACAGTTACTCCCCCGGGCGGCACAACGGATGATTTGTATATTTTCGCCGGTGGCTTTGATAATTTTGCGCTTTCAATCTATATCGTCAAATCATTTCGCGTTTATGAAAATAATATTATCACGTGTGATTTAGTGCCGTGCTATCGAAAATCAGATCATGTTATAGGCATGTATGACCTTGCTGCAAACACATTCTACACGAACGTTGGAACGGGCACATTTACGAAAGGAGCAAATGTATGACTTACTGTAAAATTACGACAGAAGGCCAGGCAATGGTAATGCCTAACCCATATCGAATGACCATTGCAAACCCAAACGATGCCAAGAAAGCGTTGATTGCCCAGTTGGATAATTGGTTGGAGATGATGTACACCGAGCTTCCCGCCTATGACCCCGAAACGCAGTATGTGACCGACTGCTGGGTCGAAGAGAACGGCAGAGCGGTTCAGCATTGGGTGGTTCATTCTATCGAATCCGAAGCGTGAGCAGGAAACGGATAGGGATATAGCGGAGGGTGATAGCATGAGCTTGGAAAAGGTACTGGATGCCGCGTCCACGCAGGTGGGATATTCGGAATCACCTGCCAATTCCAATCGGACGAAGTACGGTGCAGCCTACGGACTGGACGGACAGCCGTGGTGCGTGATGTTCCTCTGGTGGGTATTCCGCACCGCAGGGGAACAGGAGGCTTTTTACGGCGGAGGAAAGACCGCTTCCTGCGGGGCGCTGCTTCGGTATTACCGGGAGCAGGGGCTGACGGCTGCGGCAGCCGGGGTCCGGCCCGGAGATATCCTGATCCTGAATTTTCATGGAACACAGGATACGGAACACTGTGGCCTGGTGGAATCCGTGACAGAGGGCAGGATTTGCACCATTGAGGGCAACACCTCCGCCTCCGGCAGTCAGGCCAACGGCGGTGCGGTGCAGCGAAAGACCCGGGTTCCGGCGCAGATCGTGGGCGTATGCAGACCCCGATACCGCGCAGCGGCATCGGATTATGCCGGGCATTGGGCAGAGGCAGCCATCGACAGATGCAGAGAACTGGGACTGATGCAGGGCGACCCGGACGGGAAGTTCCGACCGAATGACCCGGTGACCCGGGCGGAGCTGGCTGCGGTTCTGATGAGACAGGAGGGTAAATGAGAGATTGGATGACACGTGCCCTGAAAACATTTGTGCAGGCATTTCTGGGCGTTCTGGTTCCGGAACTGATCCTGCTGCTGCAGCAGGGATTCCCGGATAACTGGGGGCGGCTCTGGGCATACCTCAGTCCGGTAACGGCTGCGGCAACGGCTGCGGCCATCAGCGCGGCGTGGAACATGGCGCTGGAGCATCGGAAGGAGGCGTAGAACCGATGGACTGGATTGCGTCCATTGTGGTGGGCGTGCTGGCCATGACGGGAACACTGGGCGGGGCCTATCTGGCCAACCGGAAGGCCTCTGCTCTGATCGCCTACCGTCTGGAAGCACTGGAAAAAAAGGTGGACAAGCATAATTCGGTGGTGGAGCGCACCTATGCACTGGAACGGCGTGCGGATGTATTCGCCGAACAGATCAAGGTGGCAAATCACCGTATCGGAGACCTGGAACAGGATCCGAACCGCTAGTCCGGGAAAGGAAGGAACATGGCAGAATTTTCGGATCTGCTGGAAAGCTGGGCGGCTGAACCCACCGGCCAGAAAAGCACCGGGGAACGGCTGACGGCGCTGGAAAACCATATGTTTCTCCTGCTGGAGGAACTGCGCTATCTGCTGCGGAATCTGGGGCAGGAGAATTTTAACAGCGAAGCCCTCACATCCCTGCAGACACAGCTGAGGGAGGAAACCGGGAAACAGTACGGTCTGGACAGCAGTTTTGACGGGGAGAGTCTGGTCAGCCGGATCTCGGATGCAGAGGGCGGCATTTCCACGCTGGAACAGACGGTGGGCGGCCTGACACTGGACATCACGGAGCAGGGAAGCACCACCACCTATGCCCTCCGTTCCGGTGGCATGACCATCACCTCCGCCAGTATGATGGAATACTACAGCATGGACGGTCTGAATCCGCCGGTGGGGAAACAGAACGGCATGGTGGTAAATGCCGACGGCGATCCTGTACTGACCCACGGATGGTACAGCGCATGGAACAGCGGATGGAGCGGACGGGCGGTATATGCCTGTTCTACCCGGGATGGCGGTGAAAGCTGGGGCAGCGTCATGCTGCGGCAGGGTGCTTCCGGGCAGAATGGCGGCACTGACGGTGCAAACGGAAAATCAGCCTACGAACTGGCGGTGGACAACGGGTACACCGGCTCCGAGGAAGAATGGCTGGAGTCCCTGCAGGGTGAGCCATTGACCCTGATGCTGGGGAACAATCCCCATGTGTTTTCCGGCGGAATTGCTTCAGCACAGCCGGGAACGGTATCGGCTTCCGTGCTTTGCTACCGGAGCGGGGTCCGGCAGCCGGTGACTGTGGGCACAGTGACCGGTGCGCCTGCGGGTATGAGCGTCAGCGTTGCCGGGAACGGAACCGCGATGGCAGCGCTGACCATTTCAGTGACCTCAGCCATGACGGCACAGGCCGGGGTTCTCACCGTGCCGGTAACTGTGGGAACGGCGTCATACACGCTGTACTGGTCCTTCGGTGTGACCCGGGCCGGACGGTCGGCAGCCGGAGGCACGATGGATTTCAGCGTTGTCAATGATGCACTGGGACTGTTGTATCTGGATGTGAACGGCAATACGCCCACCACACTGTCCGATGCGGCGATTTTCAGTCCCCATGTATCTGCCGGGTATTTCGATGGCTTTGAGTTCCGGGCGGGTCAGGGCGCAGGCTATGCCAAGATCAGCGATGACGGTTTTGAACTGTGGGGCGTGGAGAACGGCAGCGGTCTGCTGAAAATGAAGCTGAGCTGCTTTCAAGGTACCAATTACCTGTATCCCTTCCTGCAGCTTGGCACCGGCACAGGCAGCGCGGGAAACGGTGCGGCGGTATTGAAGAAGTTCGTCTGCGGTCTGTGGCTGGGGGATGACAGTCTGGCATCCGCTGCAGGGGACTACCCCGGCGGAAGCAGCGTGCAGGATATCAGCGGGGATTATCCCCATGCAACCGGACTGTTTGTGGATTTTCGGTATGACCGGGTATATCGCTACCGGAACGGGAAGGTTTCCTCTCTGACCGGTGTGCTGCGTTTTACGGACGTGACGGTTCCGGTATCGTCATGGGCGGCAGACGGAACCTATGCGGAATGGCCGTATCGGGCATCTGTTTCCTGTCCGGGGGTGACTTCCGGCATGACCGGCAGCGTATGCTTTGCCGCCGGGGCGCTGGGAACCGGATTGCTGTGTCCCGCAGCGGAGACGGGGGAAAACACGGTGTACATCTATGCTTCCGAAATTCCGGAAAACGGCATCCTGATCAGCTGGATCAGAGCGGAGGACTGAATGGGAAAAATGCTTACCAATGCACAGGGGATCCTGCCTCGGCTGTTTGCGCCTACTGCCGCGGAAATGGGACAGGGGCAGCGGTTCACCGTGACGGACCTCCGAAACGGGGCATGGCGAACCGGCGCGGCACTTTATGCTGGCGGGACAAGGCTTGGAACCATCAGCGGCACGGGCGATACGATCACCGGAGATATCCGGAGTTTCGTGCGGGAAAAGGGCAGCGTACAGCTCAGCGCGGCCTGCATCAGCGGTGCACTGCGGGAATCGGAAGCAACACCCTTTCCGGCCAGTGCGCTGCTGTGGGCCGTGAATGCCGACTGCCAGAACTGCCATATTGAAATCGATGACGGTATATACGGTACAACAGATGGATTTACCACATGGAGAGTACCGGATTCGGCAACGGGGGTGACAATCTACGCCGTGCCGGACGAGGGGTATTCCATGGACGGCGGTTTCCTGATGATAAACAACGTTCAATCCACTTTTCCGGATTATTACTCCCTAAACGTCCAATATTATGAACAGGATACCATTACCATTCGGGCAGCGGCGGCAGAACGGGGTATCCGACTGGCATCCACGCTGACAGGCAGTTCCATCGACAACTATGTGCGATTTGCGGTGCAGGATAATAACAACTATGTGGTTGTCTATTACATTTTCGACGAGGGTGACGGAATCAAAATCTACACCGGAAGACCCAATGAAACCCACGAGGCGGTCAATGTGGTTGACCCGGAGGCGGGAATTTACCTGTTCCGGCTCAGCAGTCCCAGCGGCTGGAGCGGAACCTATCGCTTTACGATGGGCGGGCGGGAGTATAACTATCAGGATACTCCGTCCAGCAGAAGCTATGCATGGACTGGTGTTGTTGTGATCGAGAGCATTGTTCAGATCGAGAACGGAGCATGAGTAGGAGGCAGTTATGAAATTACCCTTGCTTCCCTATGGAAGCGGAAGATATACATCGCGGGTTCAGACCGTATTCGGCGGTCTGGATCGGAGAGCCGGAGCGGGCGAGGGGACGTTGGCGGAAGCGGAAAATCTCAGCGGGCGGCAGTTTCCGCTGCTGTCCGTGCGGCCTGCGCGGGGGATCGTGGCTGCCGTGACTTCCCCGGGTGTGCTGAGCAGCCATGGGGAGAAGCTGTGCTGGCTCAGCGGCACCGATTTTATCTATGACGGTACGGTAAAGGGCACGGTTTCCGCAGGGTCACACCGTCTGGTCTGCATGGGAAAGTGGATCCTGATCCTGCCGGAGATGAAGGTTTACGATGTGGAGGCGGACACCTTCGGTACGCTGGCGGCATCCTGGAGCGGCAGCGGCGGCACGGTGACGGTTCAGACGGAGCGGAGCAGTCTCAGCTGCCCGAATGCCGGATGGGACACTCTGTTCCGGGAGGGGGATGCTGTGAGCATCCGCGGCTGCACCGGACACACGGATAACAATGTGACCCACGCGATCCTGCGGGGCGTTTCCGCAGGGGAGCTGCAGTTTGATCCGGGCGTGCTGACCCTGCCTGTCGGGGCCGAGGACAGCTATACAGAAAGCGGAAGCCTTACGGTCAGCCGACAGGTTCCGTCGCTGGAAGGGGCCTGCGTCTGCGACAACCGGCTATGGGGCTATGCGGGCAATACGATCTATGCCAGCAAGCTGGGCGATCCCCGGAATTTCCATGTGTTTGACGGACTGACCACCGACGCATGGCAGAGCGAGACACTGGACGGCAGCGGCTTTACCGGCTGCATCTGCTATCTGGGTTATCCGGTGTTTTTCAAGGAGAACGCCATTTTCAAGGTCTATGGAGACCGGCCATCCAACTTCCAGTGGTCCGGGAATCCCTTTCTGGGTATCGCGGGTGACGGCGTCAGCGACCGCAGCGCGGTTGTGGTGAACAACACGGTGTACTATCTGTCCGCTGCCGGAATTGCGGCCTATTCGGGCAGCAGACCGGTCATTCTGTCTGCCCCTTTGGGTGAGACGCACTGGCGCAATGCGGTGGCGGGGACGGACGGCCTTCGCTACTATGTGAGCATGAGCGACGGTACGGCGTATCACCTTTTCGTGTACGATACGGTGCAGGGACTGTGGCACCGGGAGGACGGCTTTCAGGCCTCCGGGTTTGCCAGACCGGAGGGCGGCGGACTCTATATGCTGGGTACGCTGCCCGGAGGTACAACGGGGACTTTGTTCAGCGTGGATGGTACAGCAGGAACGGCGGAGCCTGCGGTTTCCTGGTCGGCGGAATTTGCGGACAGCACCGAGTTCACCCGGACGACCGGCGGCAGCAGTCACAACCGGAAGGGACTGCTGCGGCTGCAGCTGCGGACGGAGCTGGAAACCGGCGCTGCCATGACGGTACAGGTGCAGTATGATTCCGACGGCGTGTGGCATACGGTAAAGACGCTGAGTGCGGAGACGAAACAGAGCAGCCTGATTCCGCTGGTACTGCGCCGCTGCGACCACTTCCGTCTGCGGCTCAGCGGCACCGGAGGCGCCCGCGTGTACTCACTGGCGGTGACCCGCTACGGCGGTTCGGAAAAATAGTGCGACGCAAAAAAATGCCCCATCGGGGCGGAAAGGAACGGACATGAAAAAGCGTACATGGGAGGAATTTCAGACTTATATCCGGGATAACGGACTGGAGGGTCAGTTTTCCCAGCACGATCTGGCATTGGCAGAGCTGGAACCGGAGGCGGGCTTCGGCATCGCGGCAGCCAAGCTGGGTTATGCAAATGCGGAGAGCGCAGAGGAAAAGGCTGCGTACAATGCGGCTGCAGAGCGGATCCGCAGCTGGTCGGGCGGTTATCTGGGCGGCAGAGACGGCAGCGGTTATACACAGACGACTGACCCGGAGGCGGAGAGCCGCCGTCAGCAGCGGCAGCGTCTGGCCGGGGAGGTCACACAGAAGGCGGACGCATTGCAGCAGGCGGAGCAGCGCGTCCGGGACAGCGGTACGGAATATGTCGGGGAGCGAAACCGGCTGCTGCAGGCGGCGAAGAACCTTTCCTTCTCCTATGACCCGGATCAGGACCCGGTCTGGCAGAGCTATGTGAAGCAGTACACCAGAGCGGGCAAGCGGGCAGGAGAGAATGCGCTGGGTTCTGCCGCTGCGGCCACCGGCGGCGTACCATCTTCCTATGCGGTAACGGCAGCGGCACAGGCGGAAGGAGAATACGCCTCCCGACTCAGCGAGGAGCTGCCGGAGCTGTATCGGGACGCATATGACCGATACAGCACGGAAAAGAAGGATCTGCTGGAGCTGGCAGAGCAGTACGATAACGCGGCGCAGCGGGAATATGAGATCGCATCTAAGGAGCGGACGCAGGCCCGCAGCGCTTACGAGGATGCACTGGAGAATTATCTGCAGCAGACGGAAACCGACGCGGATTGGGAAGAAGAACAGGAACTGGATTACCGGGACTGGCTGGAGCGGTTTCTGGCCACCGCAGGATAA